CATGGCCCCCGTGACTACACTTACCAGTGCCGACTGCTGTGTCGTCGGATCCGGCAGGAGCATGAACCACTCCACTACTCGCCACGCTGATATCGACATCATCAGCATCATAAAGCGAGGTAGTATCCTCCACCGTAGAAATCTTTCCATTGTTAGTTCTGTCACGATTCTTCCTCGCCTGCTCTTCCGTTGTTCTGTTGTTCATGTCCCACATGTAATACACTACTTCTTCCCGAAGAATTTAGTTGCGCTACGCACACCAAAAGAAGCGGCAACGATAACGCCCAAGGAATATTGATACCATTCAGGCATTGAATTGAGTTGGGCGAAGCCATTTGCGACAACCTCCTCCATACCGGGAATAAACGCCAAAATCAGTGGTATGCTAAACAAAATTACTAGCCACTCATCAGCCCACGAGTTGCTTTTACTTTTTGCCATCTCAAGATCCCAGTCGATCTCGCCTGTGGCTTTCTTCTGCATGACAACAGCTTCAGCCTGCGCCTTGGCAACCTTGGTTGCAGACACTGCCTTCTTCTCTTCGACCTTACCCTGTAGCCATGTACTGGCTAAAGAAGATATAGGACCTATCAACGCCGCTATCATTTTTTACCCTTTACCACGCTTTTCAAAGTTTTAGCTTGACCCGCATGCAGCTTAGAAGCTTTTTTAAGCGCCTTAACAACTTTTTTTATTTTTTTCTTTTTATTACCCGTAAGCATCAGCCACTCCTGTTCAGATTAGTTTTTAGTTTATTTGTCACGTAGCTTCTCCGTAAACACACATGACTTTATATCTGTGCGGAACAGGTGCCATCTGTCTTATGTCTGCCAGCATATAAACCGCTCTTATGTCACACTCTTGTTTGGTTTTGTATGGCCCATACATGTCCGTAAATTTGACGCACGAATTAGCGACGTTAAGTGCACACGCTAATACAACAGCCTCAAACATTACCGATCCTTACTTAATGCCGCCTGTGTGTTAATACGATAGATATTAACATCGTTACGATCACCCGCTATTTGCTCCTGCAATCCTTGGCGTTGCTGTGCCAGTTCATACTGTTGCTGTAGCTTGGCCTGATCAATCTGGAAGTCCATAGAGTCATTTTGCATCTTACGCTGTATTTCCTGCGTATCGTTCTGCAACTCCTGCTGACGGATCGCAACCAACGGATCCTCTTGCTGGGGTGGTTGTACCATAGGCATGATCTGCTTCATGATCTCTGTAACCTGCTGGGCAACAGCAGACTCAATTACTTCTGGAGCTACCTGCGGAACTGGCTCACCTTGTGCCTGCGCCTGTTGCGCCGCATTCTCGAAGAACGCCATGATCTGATCTCGTGCCAGCATAGATACGTGCTCCTGTACGTGAGCCTGCAACAACAAGAAACCCTGCGGGTTGGCAGACGCAACTGGTGACGACAAGAACATAGAGTGCGCCATGATGTGTGACTCATGATCCTGCTGTGGAAATGCCTGTGGCGGCATACCTTTTACAGAGTTTGCGTTCTCTGTAGCTGGATCAATAGGTTGCGGCGGCTGTGGCACTGGCAGAATACCGTCGATGTTCTTCACATCCAACGCATCGTACATACGACGATAGGCTTCGTACATGTTATGCATCTGCGGTGCGGCTTGAGCCAACTGCAACTGTGTCTGTGCTAGCGACAAACGCTGTGACATAGAAAATATTGACGGGTCACTGGCAGGCAACACATCAACACGACCATCAAAGTCCTGCGCCATAATCTCAGCAGGCATGTTCTGCCCGACAAAGTATGGATACGGCATTGGATTGTCGCTGAATACCTGCGCCAGCAAACGGAACTCTTGCTTCTGGGCATAGTGCAAACGCTTGTGGATACTTGATATGATCTTCGAGCCTTGCTCGATCAGTGCAACGGTTGTTCCGACTGGGGCTTGTGAGTTGACGTCGGCAATTTTTGCGTCTGCAACCTGTGCAAATCTCCGGCCTGAATCGACGATAACGCCCAGTAATTGAGCAAGTGTCCCAGAAGGTTCCTTGTATGGAAGGGGCATAAGAGCATTCCGAAGATCACCACCGGGAGCATCAATATCACGAAACTCGCCGGGACTAAGCGGTTCATCATCATTGCGAATACGAACGCCACGGGCTTTAAAACCAGCAGGGAGATTAGAGAGCGTCCCCGCATCGATGAGTTGTCTAAGAATCGAAGTCGCGGCACGAGACAAACCCCCTATTGTATGCAACAAACCAAAGCCATAAAAGCCAAAGCCGGGCAAAAACTTATAGTGAACGAAGTATTGGCGCTTTTTCTTTAGGGGATCCACTTCCCGATAATTACGCACAATCGATAGTACCTTTCCCGAAGCATCGTCCAGAGTGACGATGTAGGGAAGCTTAATACCAGTTGGCTCGCCTTGCGTATCCATATCCTCAAAACCATCAAGGTCAAGGTCAGTGTGGATTTCAAGTAAGGTATACACGTCATCCGAATACGATGGACGAACGCCTTGAAGCTCATCTTCAGTTTGTTTAATAGGTCTGTCATCTTCCTCATCCGATGCCTGTAGTTCAATGTCACGATAAACACCCGCAACCTGCATCTTGCGCAGCTCGTTCTCAGTCATGCGAACAACATGTGTCACACGCTCGGCAGTGCCCAAGTCAGATGCAGAATAAGGTACAATCAAATCATCAGCAGGAATGAACTTGGATACAGCACGATCCTTGCCTGCGTCCTGATATACTTTCTTAAATGTAGAACCTGTCAGTGGTAGGTAGAACAACATCTGATCCGTGTCAGGATCAAACTCTTCCATCACTTCCGTAACCTGATAGTTCATAAAATCTTTTACACGCTGGGCTTGATCTTCACGAGCCGCGTCAGGTGTGCCAGCTATGTTCGTCTTCACAGGTCCGCCAGCAGGTATCATCTCTTTGTATGCCTGCGCCTGAAACTGCGTAACAGCCTCACTAAGTAACGGATGGTGAACACCACTAGCACCCAAGAACGGAGCACTACGCTCCTCGTAGTTAACACCCAGTAGCTTCATACCACTCGATATGGCATCTTCCCAATCAGACCGAGACTCACGATCATCGTCAACCTTGTCACGAAGGTCCGAGGACAAAGAACCAAGTTCGGAATCATCAAGAACCTCGGCTAAATTAGCACTGTGATCGTACATCTCAGTTTGGATCTCGAACCCCTGTTCTTCACCCACAAGTTCTATGCCATCAGGTAGTTGATCCTCGGCAGGTAACTCTACTTGTATTTCTTCAGGCATCATGTCCGCTGGTCCGCCAGCGCCCATTGCCATGTCAACCATCTGTGGTGGTAGTGCCATTAAAAGGCTCCTTGTTTATCTTTTACGAATATAACTTAAATACGTTACCAATGCCAGACCGTAGGTCAACCTTGCCGCCAGCGGCATATCTTCGAGGTATTATAGTCTCGTCGGGAATAGACGTAAGGTCTATGTATGTTAGTGGGTATCCATCTATCTCGTCACTTACTTGATTAACATTCGCTACTAAATCGTCCGCAGAAACAGTTCCTGTTTTTAACTCGGGGTACTGCTGTTTGAGTTCTTTAATAACTTTTTCAGGTGCGTCTTTGTACCCAAGCTTAAACATCTCAGGGCTAAAAGGTTTGTCTGTTGTTAGCTCTTCTCTACGAAGTTCAGCGATGTCTCGATAGTCGGGGAAGTAAACACGTTTTAAATTATTCTTCTTAGCGTCCTGAATAGTCATCATGATATTATGACGCGACGCCTGAATCGACGTTTTGAACGGCTGTGCAGGTATAAATTCAACGTCGGTATCTCTTACAGGTATTCCTACCATGTCAGCGTCAGGTGCGTCGTACACATATTGCACAAAATCGTCGGGCAAATCATCAAAGACTTTATTTTTTAGATTCTCTACCTTGGCGTCAGACGTTTCTTTTTGCCGCTGCATTTTCATAACGCCATCACGAGCCGTAATTCTCGATTGGTTTAGTTCCTTAAAACGATTTTTGTTATTAATAACGCCCTTGAAGTCCACAGTGCGATTGGATATTGACTTTGAAAACACGTCTCGAAGTCGTTGTACTTGATCAGCAGTGGCTTCAGCGTTGTTGTACACCGACGCAACAGCATAGTCTTGAATGTTCTTAGCCATATCGGCGGCGGCGTTTCCTACTGGAATATTTTTTATCGGTATCCCAGTCGTTGGATCAAAGTTTAACTTTGCTAACTCCTCTGGCGAACTGCTGAGAGCGTTCTCAAGAGC